ACTCGTGATGGCAGTGGTGGGTGGTTCGATGTAATTAAGGGGTTCGCTGTCTATGATGCTATTGAGCGTGGTGATGCCCTACCATACCCTGTTGAAGATTACCGCATCAAGCCAAAGACCAAGAAAATCTATTTGTGGGCACTAGAGGATAGCAATGGGTGGTTTATTAGCCAAGCATATATGCAGACAGAGGAAGAGCTGCGTAAATATTACGCCCATAAAGGGGATTGCCCAGTTAGACGCCTCGACAACACTATAATAGAAGTGGAAGCATGAAAAGATCCGCATTCCTCGCATTAATGGTGTCACCGCTTGTATTGCCATTCGTGAAAACGGAAGCTCCTGTAACCGTCAATGATGATTTGATTGAGCATAATGGACTTGTTTTTTATAATAGTCAGTATCGTAAGTTGTTTCCGCTTAAATATTACGGTTTAGATGACCATCGCCTTGATGCCATGCGGTATTACAGTGGCTCACAATTTTCTGAAGCCCAAATCCAAATGCTAAAGAATCAGCGTAGCATTCAAACGCTTAATTATATCAAAAAGGTATCATCATGAGCAACAAAGAAACTCGCCACGCCGAGGCCAACGCGGTAGTGACAGGATTAGAGAGTATTGCAGGGATTGCACCGGAGGCAGCGAGCAAGTTTCTGCGTGAGACAGGGAATTACATTATTTCGTTAGTTGAGAGAGTTGATGCGCTAGAAGCGCCTGAAGAGGAGAGTAAAAATGACAAAACCTAGTATTGACGTTAAGCACCGGAATTTACCAGTAACGATCTTCGAGTTGCCATCGGGATTGGTTTTTAAGGAGATATTGACCGTAATCGAGGAATATGCTCGAAATCGCAAGATCACGGCATGTTTTGTTAAGATGGACTCTCAATATGACCTGTATAGCGTGAACGCCGAGGGCAAGGCATCACAGATCCACGAGGATATCGGGCAGTGGTTCCATGTTCCTGATACTGTGTGTAATGTAACGCAGATAGTTCGCGCCGATTCTTCTGCCTCATTAGTTGAGCAGTGTGAAGAGGCTGGTTGCCTACCATTTAAGATGTATTCCAAACAATTTGTAAAAGATCTCATCGAGGCTCTTTCTTGAGCATCGCCGTACCAGCATACGAGTGTGGTGATTGGGTAAAGATGCGGAACGACCCCATCGAGCAAGTTGGGATTGTGGTTGGGTATAAGGTGGTGAATAACGGCGACCCTGATTATTTGGTGATTTGGAATCCAGGACTATCTCAGTGGCACGCGAACTACGAGATCGAAACCGCGACAAAACTACAGGATGTTCCGTTTTTAGATGATTAACTGATTGCCATAGCCCACGCTATGGATTATATTACCTCTCATTGTTCTCCTCTCGAATAACAAAGGCTACCAACTTCCGGTGGCCTTTGTGTTTTTACATGCCTATAGCTTAGACTTGTAAGAAAAACATACCTATATTTCTTACAAAAATCGACATATCTTTTTGCATGAAATCGAGTATAGCCCTATCTTACGCAAACTTATTAACGTGTCGCAGGTAGCGACATATCGGCAGAACGTGTACGCATTCTTTCAATCAGACGACACTTTTTTTGCAATCAGCCGATTTATATATAGTATGTCCACGTTTTCTGGACATACTAACAAGATAAGTGCTATAAACTGGCTATTTAATTGCGCTTACATAAAGTAAAAGGTGGTGAAAACTTGACATTTGGTTTGCATAAAAGCGAGTATGGTGTCATCTTGTGCAAACTTAATCACTGGAATCTAAATGAGAATTATTCTCATTTACCGATTTGCGGAGCTAATTTTATTTCGTAAATTGTAAGGTATGCCAAAGACTTCTACTCCCATGCGAAAAAAAGAACGAGATGCATTGTTAGCACCTACTATGGTGCGCGTTTGTCATTTGTGTGGGTCTGACTTCCAGCTGGGTGAGAGAAAAATTGACAAAAAGAAGTGCGACAGGTGCCATCAGGAGAAGAAGGTAGTCTCAACTGCTGCGAAAAATACGAGGATTCGCCTGGCTGAAAAAGGATTCGAGGGCGACTTGACTACTCAATTGAGTGCTTACGAGTCTGAGGTGATATTAAAGGGTGAAGAACTTTTACAAGCCTACGCTGCCACAATGGAGACAATGGGGTTTGACAATAAAGACACATTAATGACATTGCCACCACCGGAGCTAGTGATCGATGAGCATGAGGCGACTAATGAGTTTTCGCCATTCTTGAAGCAGATGTTTTTGGCATTGTATGTTAAAATGCCGAGACAGGATTTGATGATATTGGAACATCTAGGGATTTCCGAGAAGCGGTATAAACAAGATCTCAAAAAATACCCTGAGTTTCATGATGCGATTATGCAGTGTGATAGGAAGCACTTGAAATTATTAGAGATCGTTGGATTTCATAATGCACTGAATCCGAAGGCTACATCAGAGAGAATATTTTTACTAAAAGCTGGTGATCCTGCGAGATATCGTGAGTCTTATAAGGGTGATACGTTTAATATGGGGCAAGTTAATATCACGGTGAGCAGTAATATTAAAGGGCTGGGGATTGCGAAGAATGCGGTGTCTGGTGGGAAATCGCAGAAATGACCCAAGCACCTCACATATCAGGATTATCTTTGCCAACTCGTGACTATGAGTTAAATCTCAATTATCTGAATGAGGTGGGTGAAGGATCATTGCCTACACCGAAGCAGGAGCAATTCCACGTGATGGTGAATAATCCTGACCCACTAAAACGTATGAAGCATACAGTGTTTGCAGGTGGATTTGGAACAGGCAAGACGGATGCGTTGGTGATTGAGGCATTGGCACAAACTTTATTAGTTCCAGGGAATCTAGGGCTTATTGGCAGGAAAACGATTGATTCATTCCGGAAGTCAACGTTAGAGACTCTTTTAAGGTTAGCTCCCCCTGGTTCTATTATCAGGCACAATAAGACCGAGCATGAGATCGAATTTATTAACAAGTCTAAGATCGTGTATATGCAGCTTGATGCTGGTCGTGATGCCGTTGATCGTATAAAATCGATGAACCTTGGATGGTTTGCAGTTGACCAGTTGGAAGAAATTGACCAGGAGGTGTATCTTGCAGCGCAGGGTCGTTTACGCCGTAAGGGTTCTAATAGATGCGATTTTCATACTGTCAACCCTGCTGGCCATGATTGGATCTGGCGTATATGGGTTAATGGTGAGGCTCCGGATGGTGAGGCTCTTGAGTATGGGCTTATCGAAAGTATTACATGGCCTGAAAATGTCCCGGGTCCGAAAGATGACGCAGAGGTGGCTGCACACTCAGATAATCCGTATTTACCTGCGGATTATATCAGATCGCTCTTAGCATATCCGGAGCGTTGGAAAAAAAGATTTGTTCATTGCCATTGGGATAGTTTTGAAGGATTGATTTGGCCTGAGTTTAAGGAAGGTATGCATTTTGTAGCGAGATTCCCAATACCGAGAGCGTGGCCAAGATATGTGATCATGGATTATGGATATCGTAACCCAACTGCCATTTTGTGGGCAACGGTGAGTCCACATGGTCAAATCTTTGTGTATGACAGTCATTATAGGGCTGGATGGAGAATTGAGCATCATGTTCCGGTTATTAGGGCGAAGTGTGGGCATCACGTTATTAAAGATTGGTTAGCTGACCCAAGCATTTCTAAGCAGGGATTTGACGGAAAAACGATTGCGAGTGAATATCAGAAATTCGGAATCAACTGGCATCCTGCCAACAATGATGTTGGTGCAGGAATTAATAGGGTCGGTGAATATTTAACACCTGACGAGAGCGATAAATGTAGATTGTATTTTTTCAGTGACCTTCCAGATAAAGAAGAATTTTTGAAAGAGATGGGTGGATATGTCTGGAAGGACATAAAGGTGGGTTCTGACCAACCTGACCCTGAAGCTCCTAAGAAAAAGAATGACCACTTTATGGATGTGCTAAGGTATGCGGTGATGTGGATACATAATACTTTTGCACCGATGCATGGGTCCACTGATGCATGGGATGAAGTTTGGGGCGGTGCATGGGAAAGTCAAGACAATTCTAACTATGATTGGGTATCAGAGGCATGAAAGATTTAAAAACAGTTGATGACAAGGTAGGTTATGTCTATGATACTTTCGAGGCTACCTATGATATGCAAAAAGAGAAGCGCGAAGAAGATGCAAAGGCGATACGGTATTATGTCGGTAAATCGCTAACTGAGAAGCAAAAACGTTCGCTTAAAGAGCGTAAACTCCCTAAATTAGAGATCAATATTGTCAAGCCTAAAGTCGATTTAATGACAGGTATCGAGCGTGAAACTCGCACAAGCACTAAAGCATATCCTATTGAGGGTGGCGATGTGATGGTGGCTAATGGAATTGACTATTTAATAGAGTATGTGAAAAACAGTAATAACACTGATGCGACAAGTTCGAGGGTTTTTAAAGACGCGGTAATGACCGGAGAGGGTGATTATTGCGTTGAGTCTAAATTGGCAGATGATTTTACGTTGGATGTATCGATTCGCCGTGAGCCAAATGGTTCGATATTGTGGGATGCAGAGAGTATTGAGACAGATCCGAATGATGATGCGGAATTTGTGTTTAGGCAAAAATGGATGAGTCCTGAGAAGGTCGCCAGTTTATTTAAGAAGAATTTGGATGGTTTGAATCTTGATTTTTCTGAACGTGGCTTAAACCCTCGTACTGGCAAGGAGGATGGAAGTTATTATCGGAATGCCGGTGATCGCCAGGTATCTATGTATAAAGACAGTCTCACTGGTCGCGTTAGGGTTATTGAGATGTGGTATAAAAAGTACAGGGATGTCGCATATTTGATGGATGGCGATGGTCAGGTATTTAAGAGCCCATTGCCTATCGCCAAGGCTAAGAAAATGTACGCCAAATATATTGACGTTGGATTTGAGTTAGTTATCAAACGTGAGCATGAGATTCATGTACTCACCGTGAGTGGCGCTGAATTATTGCAGGACAAGAAATCTCCGTACAATCACAATAGATTCCCTTTCGTGCCGAGCTATGGGTATATCGAGGATGATGGCGAAGAGATATGCAAATTTGGAATTATAAGGAATTTGTTCGATCTACAGGATGAAAAGAATAGCCGTCACACACAGATTTCTAATATACTGAAGACAGCACCTATTGGTGGTGGGTTTTATGTCGAGAATGCTGCTGATGGTACAAAGTTGAATCAGATGGGTGGCAATGAGAAGTGGGTGTCTGTCAATAGGATTGAGGACATCAAGGAGCGTGGGTATGGATATTTACCTGTATTGAATCAGATTGCTAGTTTGGAAGAGATCACTGAGCAAGACGGGAAAGAAGTCACTGGTGTCAATGATCCAATGCTTGGTATTCCAACAGGGGCTAAGGAGAGTGGGCTCGCTGCACAGGTACGGATTCGTCAAGGCACAAGAACTGTACAGGAATTGTTCGATAACCACGACAGGTCAAAACTGTCGATGTATAAATTGGTATTCTCACTGATACAGCAGTATTTCGATGAGAATAAGATCATGCGGATTCTAGGGACTATGACAAGTGCTAATGGCGAGGAAAAATCAAGAGCTATTGCACAGGCTGTTAAGAATAGCCCAGACTTAATGCAATATGACTTAAAACTTGACAAGGGTGAGAACAGTGTTACACAACGTAATGCCACATTCTTAAAGACAATGGAATTGATGCAGTTGGCACCGGAGTATAGGGCAGCGTTGTTGCCATACTTGGTGAGATTAACTGATCATCCGGATAAAGAAGAAATGTTACAGGCGGTTGGCGTTCAATCGCAGATCAATAACACAAAAGAGGCTATCGAGTTAGTGGGTGGGGCAAGTGGTTCTCCTGCTAAGGGTGGTGGCACAAACATTCAGCAACAGATTGCTGAATAAGGAGTAAGAAATGGGAATAACTGCACAAGGAATGCGCCAGCCTGATATAGACGTTTTTTTAAGGGCTGTTGATGATTTAGCTGATGAACTAAAGGCCGACAGAACTTTATCATTCTCAAGCTATTTAGAGCTATGTAATAAGTTAGATAGCGATGCTACGGTTGGTGATACAGACTACTTTGACACATTGGCTGATGCTGGTGCTACTGGATGGCCAGCAAATCCAACTGCTGCTGCTCTCGATGACTCAGTTTTTACAGATATTGATATGAGCCAGGAAGACATGGTGACTTTTATTGCTGCTGCCGAATTGCTCATTAATGAGTTGAGAACAGACAGAACTACACAGGCAACTAGCTTCGCTGCGTTTATGGCTAAACTCGATTTAGATTCAGGTGTCACTGATACTGATTATGCTGCCGTGCTTGACGTTGGAGGCACTGGTGCTGCATGGCCAGCTAATCCTGCTTCGGCAGCTATTGACGATGCTTTATTGTCAGCGCAGGGCGTAAGCCAGCCAGACCTTTATGCCGTTTTAGCTGCAACGCAAGCACTGGCAAATGAGTTGAGAACAGATAGAACTACGCAATCAGCGAGTTACGCTGCATTACTTGCCAAGCTCGATGCTGATGGTTTAACCGATACAGATTACGCTGCCGTACTTGGCATTGGTGGAACAGGCGATGCATGGCCAGCCAATCCAGCTTCAGCAGCTTTAGATTTAACCGCTTAACATAAGCGGAGCTTTTTGAAAATATTATAGCTTATTGATACTGCCGAGGTGGTAGTACAAGTTAATAGAATAGGACAAACCCAATGGAGGAACTTATGCCTATTACAGAAGAAGAAAACAACGAGATTCAGAAGAAACTCGAAGAGCAGATCGAAGACGAAGATTCTAAGAAGGAATCCGATAAGGACAATCCTGGCGAGGACAACTCTTCATCCGATGACGACTCTAAACAAGATAAAACCTGGTGGGAACAGCGAGGTTTTGCGAGTGAAGAGAAAGCTATCGAAAGCTATGACAGCGCACAATCGCTGATTGGAAAACAGGGAACCGAATTAGGTGAACTTCGCAAGGTAAAGCCGGCTCCTGCCGAGGAGAAAAAGGAAGAACCTTACGATAAGTACGATCCTTATGATGAGGATAATGCTAAGTATTTCCAACAGAAATGGGCGCAAGAGGCAGTTGAGAAACGTGAAACCGAGAAGAAAGCTAATGACTCTAAGGTGAAAGCTGAAGAGGATAGGCTGGAAATGATCGGTGACTTCATAAAGAATCATCCCGATAAATCGAAGGCTGATTTAGAGAAGGTTGCTCAATTTGCCTATAAGAACGGTATCTACAATTTAGAACATGCGGATACTGTTATGAATGCAAACGAATCGCATTCCAAAGAGACTGATAAAGTCCCTAATGGAAAGAAGAAGAGTGAGCAGATTAAGGAGCAGGTCGATACTCTCACCGATACTGGTGGTGGTGGAAAACCTGAGCCGAAGTATGCTGACAAGACTCAATCCGAATGGGGAAATATCCCGAAAGAAGAAAGGGAACAGGCTTTAAGGGATGCTTAAAATGAATAGGAGCCAATAATGGCTGGAAAAACATATACCGCTTCTCTACTGAAGCAAGGTGGCTTACAAGTCCCTGCTGGCGGTTATCAATCCGCAGTGCTAGATTGTGCTGTTGATAATATCTCTAGTGGTGCTGTATGGCAAGCCCTCTCGATTCCCATTGGTTATATGGTGAAGAATGTGGGTATCGTCTGCTTGACCGCAGAGGGTGGAACCTTAACTGTTGACATCGGTTTAACTGGTGGTGACGTTGATGGTTATATTGATGGTTTTGATGGTAACGTAGTTAATGGTATGGACCAGAGTCTAGGCAGTGCATACGCCTTTACAGGTGGTGTATATCACGCTGCTGCCGATACTATTGATGTTCTTTTTAATGATGCTGCCGATGCTGCAAAACTTCTTGTTTTTGCAGATTTCGTCAAGATAGCATAAGGAGATTAGAAAATGAAAACTGGTGTAGCTAGTTGGGCTTCTGGTCTTCAAGTAGAAGAATGGAGCAAGGAACTTTACCATGAAGTGAACAAGGATCAGTTCTGGTCTAAATTCATGGGTACAGGTTCAAATAATGTTGTACAGGTCAAGAACGAGTTAAATGCTAAAAAGGGTGATACTATCCGGTTTGGTCTTCGCGCTCGTCTTTCTGGTAATGGTGTTGAAAACGATGATACTCTCGAAGGTAACGAAGAGAATATGCCTGTGTACGATTTCTCTGTTGTGGTTTCACAACTTAGAAATGCTGTACGCTCTGAAGGTGAAGAGTTCGAAGGTAAATATCTCTACAGTTTCCGCATGGAAGCTCTCGATGCACTCAAGGTATGGTTGGCTGAGATCAAAGATGGATACTTTTTCTCTGCTCTCGCATTGTCACCTACCAATGTGGTTGGTACTGCCAAGGCAAGTATCGCTACAACTGACCTATTAACTCCCGCGTTGATATCAAAGGCAAAGGCTCGCTGTAAGATTCCTACCGGAGACCACAGTCGCATTCGTCCTGTTCGGGTAGAAGGAAAATCATATTACATGATGATCGTATCCCCTGAGCAAGCCTATGACCTAAAACGCGATGCTGAATGGCTACAGGCACAGCGCGAAGCTGGTCCTCGCGGATCCACTAATCCTATCTTCACCGATTCAATGGGTGAGTTTGATGGTGTTCTCTTGTATGAGCATGAAGATGTGAGTACAGGCGATGATTACGGTGGTTCAACGATTCACGGTGCAATGGCATCAATGGTTGGAGCGCAGGCACTTGTGCATGCAAACAACCGTCAGACAATTTGGCGTGAAAAAACATTCGACTATGGTAATGAATTAGGTATCTCTGCTGGTTTTATGCAGAATCGCTATGATTCAAGTGCCACTGGTGGAAACATCAAAGCTGTTTTTAACAGTGTTGATTTTGCCCATGTCGCTATTTACACTGCTGCAACTGATCTGTAAATTGTAGGGTAACTAAAGGGGTGGTCTAACCATCACCCCTTTTAATAAAAAAGAGGCATCTAATGGCATTAGCATTCGCAGATATACAAACAATACTAAGGACAAGGTTGTCCGAGGCATCGGCATCGGCATGGACTGATGCGGAACTTCAGGACTATACATATCTTGCCGAACACGAGATCTTGCAACTTCTGCCATCGGATGCCTTTTTTGATATTCAAGAGGTAGAAGATGAAGTCGAGATTGGCTCTACCAATTCTGTATTATTGCCATCGACTGCATTGATACAGCAACTAACCAATTTGATTATTTACGATTCAGCCCACGCTACCACATCTATAGTTAGATTAAGAATCATCGAGCCTGGTAGAACTTCAGAGTACGCTGCAAGCACCACTAATCCTGTGTGTTGGTTTGAGGATGGGAAACTTTTCTACAGCCCTGATATGGCACCTGATGGCGATACTACTATTAAATTTAGATTTACCCCCGCACCAACAGAAGGCGCAATAATTTTACCGGATCGATTCGCTAGTCTGATAGTCTCTTATGCTTTTGCATTGGCGATTGCGAGAGAAGATGTTGCGCAGTCTGCAACAGAGAAGAATGAATTTTATCAGAGAATTATGATGCTTGAGAGAAAAGAATTTGGAATGAATAAATTGAATCGAGGCAGATAATGGCACTCACTAGCATAACATTAGCGACTTTACGGAACGACCTTCGCGCTAGACTCCCCGAAGCAAACCGCAGTGAGATACTTGACTCTGAACTTGACAGATTTTTAAACTTGGGACAGTATGATGTTGCTATGAAATTGTCAGGTATTAATAGTATTTGGTATGGAACGAAAGCAACGGTCACTATATCATCCGGAACTATCGATATATCATCCCTAAGTATTATGAGAATTATCAAGCTCGTTGATGCCGATAATGGGCTTGTTCCGTTTTATGATGAAAAGTATTTTACTGAACTTGGTGGTATTTGCGATTACGATGAGACAAGGGCTGTATCACATTTTGGTACTGAACTTGATGTCTTTGCCGGTTCTAGCGCACCCACAGTTGGTGTGTTGACATTATACTATTTCCGCAATCCAATTGCTATGACAAGCTCGCTGGCTATGGATGTGCCAATCGAGTTCCAGGACATGGTGGTTTCTTTTGCTGAGAAAAAAGCATTGCAGAGATTAGGGATGCCTACAGATGGGAAAGAACAAGAAATTATGATCAAGTGGAATGACCTTCAGAAAGCCTTTGGTAATGAACTCACATCTGAAAGAGCAGAGGAAAGGGGTAATGACCAGTGAATTTTAAACAAATTAGAAGTATTGTAAAACGCAATACTGACTCAGATACTAAGAACATGCCCGACTCTTCTATTAACTTGATGATTAATTTAGCGCAAAAAGAAATTGTAAGACAGTCATTATCGCTAAAGGCGACTGATACTATTACAACTGTTGCTGCTCAAGAGCAATACACATTGCCGACATTATTCCACAAGTCTACAATGGCAAAGGTAGCGAGTACATTCTTACAGTACACAACTGAAGAGTATATCCGGACACTCTATACCACAACTGCTGACACTGGACAACCATATTACTACTACATTGATCGTGAGGCTGATAAGTATGGGCTATACCCAATCCCATCAGCCGTGCAGACAGGGATATTTATGTATAGGGCATTACCTACCGTATTGACGGCTGATGCCGATGTTCCGGACATACATGAGGCTTACCATGACTTGATAGTTCTAGGGGCTTCTTATCGCGTTGCGAGCCAATTAAACAATATTGATTTGCATAATCATTTCCTGGCACTATTTAAAATGACAATGGGTGAGATGGCAAATGATATGTCATCGAGACAGGCAGAGTACACAGCGCCGATTATTACGAGTAAGGACCCATTAGATGTCTAGGCTTGGCGAAGCACCTAGTATTCCTGTACCTCAGAACAAACCAATGCAACGGATTCGCTGGCGTGATTGGAGTGGTGGCTATAATTCTGAGGATGATCCATTAGATCTGCCGGATGGGTCTTCTGTAGAGATTACTAACTTCAATATAGATAAGCGTGGAAAATTGGTCGACATAAAGGGCTTGTCGGCGCTACTCTCAAATGTCCCAGCAGGATTGAGCATTGAGAGGGTTTTCCAGTACAAGGTGACAAAGCCTTCAGCACAGACAATAACGATAGTGATTGGACAGGTTAGCTCATTATGGAAGGTTTACGCTGTCAACACTACTCTATTTGCAAGGCCTGCCGATGTAAGTGGATGGCGAGATTTGACTGAGTATGTTGCAGCAGGGGCAGGGGCGAGAACTGCAACTACAAACACTGTATTGGATCTTGGCTCAATGAGTCAAGTGGCTAATGCTCAAAGAGGTTATTATATAATCAATTTAACCCAGGGTATCAGTTCTATAGTGACAGATAGTGTATATGATACGTTAGGGTTGGGCTTATGGGATCTTACGACTGCTAATTCTCTTGGTGGTTCACCATCAGATGACATTCTTTTGATGCGTTATCCATTGATTGGCTATTATGCTCCTGCTGGCGCAGCTACCAGTTATGATTTAGATGTGGATGATGTTAATGACATTTCATTCTTGCTTGATAATGAAGACTTACGGATAAATTTTGGTTCGAGCAATGATCAAGAACGTGGATTATGGTTTGGGTATATAGATACCGACATTTTTTATGCTGCGAGTTCTCCTGCTGACACAACCAAAGCTCCTGGGTATTCTATGGCAGGGTGGGTATGTGAAAATCAAGATTTATTACGTGTTACTGGCGAGTCTCTCGTAGTAGGTTCCACAACCACTAACGACCCCCCACCAGTAGATACTTACTATTTCAAAGCATCTTACATGTATGATGGACACCAAGAAGGACCCCCTAATACTTTTGATTCAGGAGTCCAAACGGTAGCGACTTCATCTGGCGAGTATCCATACGCTATCGCAAAAATGAATTTCTTTTTTAATACATTAGGCGCTACAGTCACTGATGAGTCACTTTATGTACAGGGAGGTAATATTTCTGGTGCGCCGATGTTTATGTCGTACAGAATGACAGATGTTCTATTCTATGTGTCAACTGATGCTGTGAATTTTTACCTGTTTGAGAATACATCTCTCTTCTCAGAAACATCATGGCCTCCAGTGGTCGGTGCTGGATATACAGCATCATTAACAAATACAAAATGGGTCGCAAGAGGTGGCGAGTATTCTGACCGTACAGGATTTGGCTCGATGGATATAGCTGATGCTAGTGGTGTCGGTAGTTATCCGTCAGACCCAAAGGCTATTGGGTACTGTGATGTTCAGACTATGATTCGTGGTCGCAGGATCGTTGGCTCAATGAGGCAACCTGTTAATGGTTCTTATGAGCAGTTTGTCTTTAGGCTTGCCGCAGCACAGCCTCACTCGAATGGAACATGGAATAATGATGTATTCGGTCAGGATTTGGCATCTCATATTGATATACGAACTAAACAGGCTGATGCTGTAATGGGGCTTGAGGAACTTAATAGTGGACTGGTGGTATTAAAACAAAACTCTCTCCACTATATTGATTTCGGTGGTGGTCGCATGGCATCATGGACTATGCGTGTTGCCAATGACGAGGTTGGGTGTATAGCCAAGAGGTCAGTCGTTTCGGTGCCAGGTGGGATTATTTTCGCCGGCAAGGATAATATTTATTTCTTCGATGGTGTAAATACTGTACCAATCGCTACTCCGTTTAAAAGTGATTACCAAGCTCTTAGTAGTAAAGTTAATTTCCAGGGTGCTTTTTTTGCAAAGCTAAATCAATATAGAATGATAGACCCGAACACTGGTCTTGTCTATATTTTTAATCTGCAAAGTAAATCTTGGACTTTAGACAGTACGGTAAGTAGCGGTTCGGTTAATGATTTATTCTCAACTCCTGACGGTGAAATCTTATATACACTATCAATGCAATCATATAAGATGGAGCAGTCAGGCGGTATAGGTAATATAGCTGGGACAGTGAAGTCGCCAATAGTTGAGTTCGATAAAGACCGTGAGTGGATGGTAAAGAGTATTGACATTATCTCTAAAGGCACTGGAAATTTGACGGTTACTGTATATGGCAATTATGGCGCGACATCATTGGGCAGCTTTACCATTACACAGACATCAGCTTTAGTCCAGAATCGAAAACGGATTTTTAAGAGATTAGATAATATCCAAATTAAAGTGACAACTACTAGCAATAGTAGCTACGATACCGAAATCAATGAGATTTCAGTTACTGCCGTACCAATCCGTAAACGCAGGACGGTGGCATAATGCTTGGCATTCAAGAAGTCGATCAGATCAAGGCGCTCATACAGACTGAGATCGAAGACCGTAACGCGAGCACGCTTGTTTATGACAGACTCCCTGACATCAGGGATGGAAAGGATGGGTTCGAGGGTGAGATTAGATTATCGTTTGATAGAGCAGGGAAGGCATACCTAAGTGCATTTGTCAATAAAAAATGGCATACAGAGGAGATAAATATGGCAGATTTTAATCCTAAGCCTTGGTATTTAAGAGTTGCCGAGGGAGAAATCCCAGGGTATTCATTGATCCATAAGTTCGGTGCTGGCACATTGACAACTACAATGTCGCCTATCACTAACGCTGGAACATATCAAACTCCATCGACAGTACAGGCATTGGAGGTTGTGTCTGATAATGCCAATGATACGGCAGCAGGAACAGGCGCGCAAGAGGTTACGCTGATCGGATTGGACTCAAGCTGGAATGAGGTCACGGTAGTTAAGGAGCTAAATGGAACCACAGCAGTTGCGTTAGGCGCTAATAGATTCCGCATGTATCGATGGTATGTATCGAGGTCAGGTGTCTATGCTGACGAGTCGACTGGATCTCACGCAGGCATTCTCACATTACAAGGCACAGGTGGCGGTACGGTATGGGATACAATGCCAGTGACACCATTCCCTGTCGGTCAGTCGCAGATCGGTGTCGTTACTATTCCCGATGGATACGAAGGTAGATTGTTATCGAAGAATATTTTTGTTGATTCATCAAAAACTGCCGATATATACTTTTTTAAGAGGGAGCACACTGATGATGTGACAACTCCATTTTCTGGTACAATGAGATTGGTAGAGCGAGAGGTCGGTATCTCGGGTGGATATGCGCTTACCACAGTTGCGCCTAAGGGTCCGTTCACTGGACCGTGTGACGTTGGTTTTATGGGTGTGATGAGTGTCGGAACATCTGAGTGTTCCGTTGAATTTGAAATGTTATTAAAGAAAATATAAAGGTGGTGTAAGATGCCAGGAGCAACAGGGTCAACAGATCAATTTTTAGATGGAACAAGACAGGAACAGGCGTTGCAAGAGCAGGAACGCTTACCTGAGACACAGCAATCACCAAATGTTGTAGCTCCACCGCCTACACCAGAACCAGAGGCACCTGTTGGAATAGATGCGCTCACAGCCACACTGTACCAACAATTATTAGGCCTGATGGATCAGTCGGCTAACACTGACTTAGCTAACAGCCAAATATCTAACCTTAATTCAATACTTCAATCCCAAGGTGCATTAGCAGGGAAAGATTTGGCTGCCGGTGGCTGGGGATCAGGGTCGGCACAACCTGCTGACATATCGGGGATATTGAGAGGCCAACAAACCGCACTGTCTCAAGGTATTGTGGGTATTCAGACAGCAGCGCAACAAAGGGCTGACATGAATACTCAGACTGCGTTAATTGGGCTTATTAATCTTAGGTCACAATTATCTAACGAGCAGCAACAGGAAGTTGACAATAAATTAAATGCTGCGATGTTCGAGTGGCAACAGTTTGTTGATGAAAAAGGTTTTGAGTTTACGGAAGAAGAGCTTGAATTAAAGAAGTGGGAAATAATCGGAAATGCTTTTGGTGATGTCTTAGACTTTTTTGACGGACCAGGTTAATAGGAGATAATTATGCCTGAACAAATCGTAGAACCTGAAGAACTCGAAGAATCTACTTTCAGTAAATATAAGCCACTTATCAAATCCCTCGCTGCATTAGGCACAGGTTTAGCAGGTGGTAAAGGTGTTGGATTCTCTAAAGGATTGACATCTCAGAATAGAGGGTCGATCCAACGTAACTTGTTAGCCCAAGATATCCGCAGAAAACAAACTGAAGCACAGATAAAGGCGACTCAAGCTAAGAATAAGCAACAGTTAGATATGATATGGAAGGTCGCGAGTCAAATCGACAATGATGATGCCATGCTCAAATTTCTTGTTTCTACTGGATTTGACGAATTGGCTAATATCGCATTACCTGAATCACTAGGTGATGAAACAGACCCGGTCGATCTAAGCGCTGTAGACACTGCAATAGAAAGCATTGAAGATGACGTACAGCGCGACACTGCAAAAATGTATGCTTCAATGGCAAAGAAGTTTGGAATTGACGGCGACTTAGTGCAAATGAAGCTCTCGATAGATAAAGCTATCGCATATACTAACGGCTCCGTTAATAAACCATTTTTTAGTGATGACGGAAAGACTGTTGTCTATGCTCCGAATATGGCAGAAGCGGTGCAGCAATATGGTATAGAGTACGCCAATAAAACAAAACCAAAGACAGCCGTTCCCAAAGAAGATTCAGTAGTTAAAGGCAAATATAGAGACTTAAATTCGATCACTGGTAGCTATAGGAGTGAAGCAAGGCAGGGGTATCTCCAAGATCCGCTAGAGCAGTGGAATGTAATGGGCGATAATGCGAGAGGCTTGATGATGATGGATGATTTTGACATCCACACAGCATCGCCTATTGGTTCCCCATATCCAGGATATATATCTGGAATCTATGATATCGTTGCATTCAGTGAGATGCTAAATATCGATATTAACGCAGGTGCTATCGATTCTGACATCTCAGGCGATGAAGTTTTTGAATTACTAAAGACTCCTCAAATGCAAAACAGAATAAACGAAAGATCAGCGACACTTCAGGGTGTTAATGTGGTCGAGCCAAAAAAGAAAAAACCGTCAAACATAAAGATGTCTCAAGACGATAACGATCAACTCGCATGGTTAAAAGAACAAAAAAGCCTGCCCGTATCACAACGCTCACAAGCATACAAGGGCGCATTGGAAGATTTGAAGTCAAGATTTCCTAGCGTTAAAATTTAGGTGACACATGCCCTTTGACCCATCACGTTTCATGCCGGAAGAGCCAAAAAAGTCAGGGTTTGACCCATCACGTTTCATGCCAAAAACTCCTGAGATTCCTATTCCTGATATAGCATCGCCAACTGAGGTTGCTAGGATTGATCAGGTCACGGCGAATATAGCGAAGGCGAAAGAGCATGAGGAACATCGCCAGAAGATCGAGGCGATCTCCCAGCAACTTGTCACTCCTGACGTTGAGGTGTATCATCCAAAACCTCGTGATATCCTGAAAGAAAAACCGTTTATCACAGGTGGTAAGGCACAAGCTCCTGCAATTCCTGTTGAGGCAAAAGCTACTCCGGTTGCCTCAACCAAGAAATTATTAGAGTTTGTCCAAGCTATCCCTGATGGTCAAGTATCTGCCGTTGCAATAACTGATCAGCAAAAACGTTCCAGAGAAGTTTTTGATGCGTTTGATGGCGATAAGAATGCTCTCCATGCAAAGTTACGTACACTAGCAAAAGAACAGAAAAAGTCAGCTAAATGGGTTTCTAAGACCTTTAATACAATAATTAACCAAGCTGAAGCACTTCCTGAAGGTGCTAAAGTGCGCGAGGATGATTTAAAGGTAAAAATCCCTAAGATAGAACTAACCCCTGGTACTGGAATAGATACAGAGGTCACTGTTAGCCCTAAGTCTGTTCTTGAGGGAGGTCTTCAACAGATTGCAGCGACAGGTGGCGATGGGTTGGAAATCACAAAAGGGCGTGAGAAGGTTGGCAAAACTGCCAAGGTAGTTGGTGACATCGTTGAGATTGGCGCAGGCGTGTTATCCACAGGTGCATTAGGTAAGACACTTGCATCTACCGCCAAGTCTGGTATCCTCAAAAAAGCAGGTCAACTACTCGCTAATCCTGATACAAATCCTATTCCTGATGCAGCATACGCTGCGTTGAATGAGGGTGACTTCAGTAAGAAGTTTGTCGAGGGTTACGCCATAAACCTTGCACTTGGTAGGCTTATGGGTGGCAAGGGGGCGCTGAAACTCGTGAAAGATTTGCCTGTGAAAGACAGGTCTCAGATTCGCGGTACTATTGCAGAACTCAATAAAGGTTTCGATAAATTCAAGACCGCTAAAGAGCGTACCGCCATGATGAAGCGACTTGGTATTACAGAAAAAGAATTAACTCAATTCGAGGGCGCTGTTAATTTAAGGAAACAAACTGAATTAAAGAACGCAAATAAAGAAGAATTGAATGTCTTGCTCAAATCAGCGAGAAGAGATTTAAACTATGAGCAGAGAGTCACGAATAATGCTGATGTCATTAAAGATGTTGAGGCTGATATAGCTGAGATTCAAAAGCTACAGTCAATCAACAAGAGGGAGGTCACAGAAGCTAATAAGGCGCTCTCTACTGCTGAGAAAGAAATATCTCCGAAGCTCCAGAAACAAGAACTGCTAACCGACATAGTTAAGAAACCTAAAGTCGTTAAGGATGATGTTACGCAAGAGAATGTGAAACGGAGCATCTTCAAGTCAAGGGCTAAAGATAAAGGTATCGTTCAGAATCCTGCTTATGACCGCGCTCGCAAGGCTGTCAGGAATATAAATAGGCCAACATTGACGAGCATCAGGAAGGCTTTTACTCGCAATGTGGTCGATGTGTCCGGTAATCTAAAGAAAGAACTTCGCACTCACGGTGAGCAGGGGCAAAAAGTTGTTGACAAAATGAAGCAGGCTCTTGGTGCATCAGGGAAGGCTAAGGTCCGACACGAACAAGCTCTTGACGATATTTTATCTGACATTCATACAGATAGGGAAAAAGAACTTCTTAGTGACTACATCGATGCTCGCAGGACATTATTCCTTGATGACAATAAAAAAGCGGTGGGTGACAGGGATGGGTTGTCTCCACATCAAATTCGCAAAGACCTGAAGCGTTTTGCAAAAGAGCATCCAGAACTGGATAAACGTAGAAGGGCTGCTGGCGATAAATATTTCGCACAGATGAATAAATTGCTAGATGACCGCCTTGAGGCAGGATTGATCGACAAGACTCTCCATAAAGAATTAAGTGGTAACATCTATTCACCGAGAATATGGATACAGCACTTAGAGAAAACTGATGGCAATATAGCATCAACGCTTGGGGAGGCTGAGTCTGGTATCAAGGGATTAAAAGATGGATCTGACACTGAACTTGTTAATGACCTAGAGTTCTTGTTAGGTAAGTCTATCACGAATGCTGAGAGACAGATCGCATCCAATAACGCTGGCAAGGCAATGTATGACCTGATGAAAACAGGTGAAGCTGAAGGGATGTTTGTTGAACTAAAACCATTATTCGGCAAGAACAAAAATATCAAGGGTTACACTAAACCACCAAGAGGTTACGAGCCAGTTAGTGTGATGATCGATGGTAAGAAAGTGCAGTATGGAATCCGCACCGACATGGCCGAAGAGTTTATCCTAAAAGATCCTATCTTGAGTCCACAGGTATCTAAGTGGCTCCGTATTGTTTCCGGTAATAATATCCTCAAATTCAACGCTACACAGGCATCTACTGACTTCCCACTTGCTAACGTATTCCGTGATATTGGCACGATAATGTTCGCCAATAAAGAGTATAGTAATTTCATTCCTCTGGCCTCTGCTGAGTTAGCTGGCGATCTGCGAAAAGTCTGGGCTGACGCGGTCAAGCGTAAAGGTCGGTATTTGGATTATGTAAATGAAGGTGGCTCGATGGATTTCCTTATGGCCACTGCCGATACATGGTCGCCACAAGCTAAATCAAAATTAGCTCCTGCTGTAAAGGGTGTTTTTGATGCACTTAGATATGTCGGTGAGACATCAGAAGCATTGACAAGATTAGCACTAAGAGAGAGAGCATTAAAGAATATTTTAAAGCAAAATCCTAAGATGCCACTCGCTGAAGCACAGGTCAAGGCAACTCTCGCATCAAGACGGTATATGGATTTTGGGCAGGGCGGTAGAGTTGTTAAGGCGCTTGATTCAGTGATGCCATATTTCAATGCAGGGATTCAAGGCCATCGGGCATGGATGCGTGGAGCTAAGAATGATCCAGTAGGATTTACATCTAAGGTTTTTCAGGTAGGTAGTGCATCGGCAGCACTCGCAACTTATAATATTGTGAACAATCCTGAAGCGTGGGATTCTGTGCCTGACCGTATTAAGTCATCAAATTGGGTCATCACGACTTCTGAATATGACCTCGATGATGACGGCATTAAGAAGTACAGATATTTCACTATCCCTAAACCACCTGGCATCTCAACTGCATTCAGTGTGTTTGAGGCATCTGCCGAGGCAGCGCAAGGGCGTGATGTGCCATATAAGCAGATATTGCAAGGTATTGATGATTTTATGGGGCTAGGTTCAGTGCCACCATTGGCAGGGGCAGCACTAGCCATCGTTGGGAATGTTGACAGTTACACATGGGAACAAATATACAAATCCGGTGATAGCCCTAGGCGTGAAGAAGAAATTACAAAGACTACTCCTGAGTGGGCAATCCGAGCAGGAAAGATAACAGGTCAAAGTCCTGAGCGTATCCGTACCGCCAAGTCAAAGTATTTTACATACCGCAATGGCTGGTATGACATGTCTGCTGCCACTATTGATGCAGTCTATAGCGGAATCACAGGCAAAGAGATGAGTGAACAAACCGACAAGATCACTGATTTCGATGGAATGCCAGGGCTTAGACGTTTTGTGCGGAAGACATCAGGCGAGGTGCCGAGAGAAAAATTAGGCGATGCAATGCGTGAGTTTAGGACTAAACGTAAAATCCAAAAGCGTGAAATGGATAAGATTATAGAATCATTACCTGAAAAAGAGTTTACTCCGTCAAGGCCAAAGGTTATTAATGATTATATTAATAAGCAACCTGAAGAAAGCCGTAATGCGTTAAGGCAACGATACGCTAACCTGAGCCATCATAAAGATATTCCTCGTCACTTTATCAATATCAACTATATCGCTCAAGGGTCCCCCGAAGATAAGGCCAAAGCCATGTATGATGAATGGGCGAAGGCTGATGAGCAGGGTAAAAAAGATATTGATGGGTATATTAAAAGAATTAAGGGCATGGGTAGCCGGAGGTTCAATAAGATGTACAATTTTTATAAAGATGAGGCAAAACGCAATTGAGAATCATTCTCATTTAGGTTATATTAAGAGGATGTCACCATGTCAGAATGCTTCGGGCGGTAAGTGACACTAAACAAACAAGGAGGCTATCATGGCCAAAGATTTCAAAAAATACGATGTAAAATCAGCTAATAACTTTGCTCTAGGGCAAGGTGGTACAGTTGTAGAGACAGGCACGACTGCCCTTACGGGGTTAAATGTCTATGCAATCCAGATGCTTGCGGATACAGTGTTCTCAACATTGACCGATGCTGGTGCTTCAGGTGATGCAATGACCGGATTCACAATGCTCGCTGGCACAATAATTTATGGTGAATTTACAGCCATTACTTTAACGAGTGGTAAGATCCGTGCATACACCGGAACTGCCAGCCCAACCTAATGAGTTGGCTTTATATGCGACTTGGGCTAGTTAGCTCCAATATCGCCTCGATTGTCAGTGGTGACTTTGGTCGCCTATTGTTAGAAGACCGATTTAGAATGCTTTTACAGAATGATCAAACCATAGAATTAGAGGGCTAAGATGAGTACAAGCCAAAAAATTACCGACCTAACTGCCATAACGACTGTTGCTGCTGCTGACTTAATCACGGCAGTAGATGTCAGCGATACAACAATGGCAGCTACAGGAACAAATAAAAAGATAACCGCAGATAACCTGATGAACAGTATCATCCCGCAATCATCTACCAACATGATGTCTAAAGGGACAGTGTATAGGTTTGATGGGGTGTATGATAAAATTATAATACCTCACTCAGCTGACTTAGAGATACGTACTGGTGATTGGGCTATGTCATTTAAATTAAAGACTCCATCATCAGCATTAGCTGCACAGAAGATTTTATTTGCAAAAGGTGCATCTTCTGCAACTGGTGGATGGAACGTCCTTTATAATACAGACGGGACAATTACATTCACAGCTGAGGATGATGCTGGTACTGCTGTATATACATTAACATCAACAGCTTTGGGCTATGCCACAGAATATGATGTAACGATTACACTTGATAGAGATGGTAGCCAATACATATACTTAAATGGTGTTGCGGATGCAACCACAGCAATAACAAACTCAGATGACCTCTATGATTCATCCAACAGAGATTTAGGTGTTCATGCAAATTGGAGTGGCTCTGTATCGGCTGGTCTTGATGGATGTTTATCTGAGTTAATGATTATGAACTTCGCCCCCACAGCAGCCGAGGTCTTAGACCTTGTTAGTGGCAACATACCGTTTAAGTGGCAGTATGGGAGTCAGACGAGTATTGTAACCAACGGAACATTCACAACCGACACAACTGGATGGGATGCAAAAGGTGGAGCGACACTTTCAGTTGTTGCGAATCAGTTAAAAGTAGCAAGTGCAGGCGCAGGGGGTTATCAAAAGGCTGACCAAGATATAACAGGAATACAAATAGGAGCAGAATATATCCTTACTGGTGATTACGACAGAGATGGAAGTGCCTCAGAGGTCTATTTCCAGATAGGAACTGCCTCTGGTGGGAGCCAGATGGTTAGCTCTGGCGCACTCACCGCCGCGTCGGGGTCATATTCAACACAGTTCACGGCAACAGCAACAACAATGTATGTTAATGTTGTAATTCCAGAAGGCGGTGCAGGAGATTACGCTTACTTTGATAACATCTCTGTAATAAAACTCGGCGCAGTAGCCCTCTACGATAACACATCAAT